CTTGTCGAGCGGGATGTGATCGATCTGGAAGAAAGACAGAACCGCGAGGACTAAGGCTTCGGGTTTATATTTGTGTGTTGTATCATAAAGTTACATCCAAGAGATGCAACTCGCCGCAAGGCGCAAAAAACGTGAAGGACACGCATGTATTCCGAAAGCAAGTTGTCGCAAGACATTCTTGATAAGCTGCCTGTTCCGAAGGGATACAGGATTCTGATCTCGGTTCCCGAGGTCGAGGAAAAAACGAAGGGCGGAATTATTCGCCCGGATGTGTTGAAGACAAAAGAGGAAACGGCCAGCATTGTTGGTCAGGTCCTCGAAATGGGGCCTGATTGTTTTGCAGACCCCGACCGTTTTCCAAACGGGCCTTACTGCCAAGAAGGCGAATGGGTGATGTTCCGGGCTTATTCCGGCACCCGGTTTAAACTTGGTGGAAAAGAGTTCCGGCTCATCAATGATGATGTTGTCGAAGCCACTCTTTCTGGACCTGATTGGATTGAACGGGCATGAGCAACGATATTGAATTCGAAGACGGCAGCATCGATGCCGTTGAGTCTCCCGAGGCGGACAAGAGTGCCGTAGGGGAGTCTGATCTTCAGGTGGAGGTAGTCGATGATACCCCGCCTGAAGATAAAAATAGGCCCCGCCGCACTGGTGAACCGGATCTTCCTGATGAAGACGAGGTTTCTCAGTACAGCGACAAGGTCAAGAAGCGCATCAGCAAGCTCAAGTACGAGTTCCATGAGGAGCGGCGTGCAAAGGAGGAGCTAGAGCGCCAGCAGCAGGCTCTCGCTGATTACGCAAAGCGCGTGATGAGCGAAAACGCCAACCTGAAGAAGGCGCTGCATTCCGGTCAGTCGATTATCGCTGACCAGATGCAGACCCGGGTTGAGACGGAGCTTGAGATTGCCAAGCGTCAGCTAAGGGAAGCTGTTGAGCTTGGTGATATCGATAAACAGGTTGAGGCGCACAAGTCTATCGCGCGGCTCACCTTTGAGGCGGATAAGGTCAAGAGTTTCCGTCCGATGCAGATTGAGGAGACCCCGGAAGAACCGGAGATTCCCCAGTATGTGCAGCAGACACCGCCTCCGCAGCCCGATGAAAAGACGATGTCTTGGGCGCGAAAGAATACGTGGTTCGGGCGTGATCGTGAAATGACCGATTATGCCCGGCACATACATGACCGACTTGTTGTTTTTGACCGGGTTGATCCCAAGACCGATGAATACTGGGATAAGCTCGACTCTGAACTTCGTAAGCGGTATCCGCATTTGGTTTCTGGAGAGGAAACAGAGGGTAGCAAGGCCCCTCCCCAGAAGCAGAGTGTCGTGGTGGCTCCGGTTAAAAGAAATTCTACACCGCCACGCAAGGTCCAGCTATCCGCGTCTGAGGTCGCCATCGCTAAGCGCCTTGGGCTTACAATCGAGCAGTATGCTGCCGAGAAACTGAGGTCCATGAATGGATAAGCGCACCCCTCGCGAAAGCGAAACCCGCGAAGCAACTTCGCGCAAGAAGTCTTGGGCTCCGCCTACAGTACTTCCAGAACCCACGAAGAAGGACGGCTGGCGCTATCGCTGGATTCGTACTTCTACGCTGAACAGCAACGATAACACAAATGTTTCGTCTAAGTTCCGTCAGGGTTGGGAGCCTGTAAAGGCAGAGGAGCATCCTGAAATCACCGTGATGCGTGACCGCAACTCGGATTTCAAGGAAAACATTGAGGTTGGTGGTCTCTTGCTCTGCAAGGCCCCGGAAGAGGTTATGGAAGAGCGTGACGCTTACTATCGTGACGTTGCCCAGAACCAGATGGTTTCCGTTGAAAACAACTTCATGCGTGAAAACGATCCGCGAATGCCTCTGTCTAAGCCAGAGATGTCAACGCGGGTAACTTTTGGCAAGGGGCGGGGATAACCCCGCCTCATAATGAGGTAACAAAAACATGGCTTCTACAGCAGCCCCGTATGGTCTGCGCCCTGTTAATCTTATCGGCGGTCAGCCCTATGCTGGTTCGACTCGCATGTTTAAGATTGCAAATGCGTATGCCGCGAATATCTTCTACGGTCAGCCTGTCGCGTCCAACGGTAACGGCTTTATTCAGGCCGATACAAGCACCACAGCCCTTCCGGCGACTGGTGTGGTTGGCGTCTTCATGGGTTGCACCTACACAGACCCGTCTCTCAAGATCAAGGTCTTCCGTCAGTCTTGGCCCACCGGCACCGTTGCTACGGACGCCGAGGCTTATGTCGTGGATGACCCGGATGTGGTCATGCAGGCTCAGGCCAACGGCATCATCGCTCAGGCTGATCTTGGCCTGAACATTGGCTTCGCCACATTTGCTGGCGACACCAACACCGGCAATTCGATCACGCCCCTGAGCAACGCTAGCAAGGCCGCCACAGCGACCCTCCCGCTGCGTATCGTGGGCTTTGTTGATGGCCCTGATTCGGCTGTTGGCGATGCCTTCACGGATGTTCTCGTGAAGTGGAACATGCCCTCTACGAACGGCTCTGCCATCATTGGCGGTCATTCGTACATGAACCCGCTCGGCGTGTAATAGGAGAATATAAAAAATGGCTATTTCACGCGCACAACTTCTCAAGGAACTGCTCCCGGGTCTAAACGCCCTGTTCGGTCTTGAGTACAAGAAGTACGAAAACGAGCATGAGGCTATCTACGAGACAGAGACCTCTGAGCGTTCGTTCGAAGAAGAACTGAAGCTGTCTGGCTTCGGCACTGCCCCCGTCAAGTCGGAAGGCATGGCCATTCGCTATGACAACGCTCAGGAAGCTTGGACGGCTCGTTACAACCACGAGACCATCGCTATGGGCTTCTCCATCACCGAAGAGGCGATGGAAGACAACCTGTACGACTCGCTGTCCTCGCGTTACACCAAGGCCCTCGCTCGTTCGATGGCTTACACGAAGCAGGTCAAGGCGGCTTTCCCGCTGAATAACGGCTTCTCTGGTGGTTCGTTCCTGACAGGTGATGGCGTCACTCTGTTCAACACCGCCCACCCGCTGGTGTCTGGTGGCACGAACAGCAACACGCAGTCCACCCCCGCCGATCTGAACGAGACCTCGCTTGAGGCCGCTGTCATTCAGATTGCTGGTTTCAAGGATGAGCGCGGTCTGCTTATCGCGGCCCGCCCGCGCAAGCTGATCGTTCCGCCGGGTCTGATGTTCGTTGCTACTCGCCTTCTGGAGACTGAACTCCGCACGGCGACCGCTGACAACGACATCAACGCGATCAAGAACAACGGTACGATTCCGGAAGGCTACTCGGTCAACCACTACCTGACCGACACCGACTCGTACTACCTGATCACGGATGTTCCGAACGGCATGAAGCACTTCGTTCGTACCCCGCTCGCCACCTCGATGGATGGCGACTTTGATACAGGCAACGTCCGCTACAAGAGCCGTGAGCGTTACAGCTTCGGCGTGTCGGATCCGCTTGGCATCTGGGGCAGCCCGGGCGCTTAATAGCGCTACGATAGACTAGGAAAGGCCCCCGCTTTGGGGGCCTTTTCATTTGTGGTACAATTTAGCTATCCCCCGAATGGTGGACCGGGTTCCCCGGCTTCGTGAGACAGTCCCGGCTGACGCTCGCAGAGACTCCGAAGCTACATCCTGCGAGGATAATCCAATGGCTAACACAAGCTTCTCCGGCCCCGTCAAGGTGTCCGACACATTCACAGTCGCCACGGTTCCGGATGCTACTCTCAGCACCGGCGGCATGATCTACGTGAGCAATGGCCGCAACGGCGCTCCGATCATTGCGTTCTCGAACGGCACGGCTTGGCTGCGCGTCGATACCGCTGGTGCCATTTCTGCCACGTAATAGGTGGGGCTTCGGCCCCGCCTTTTAGCTTTGGAGGGCAGAATGGCTCTATATCTCGGTGACGTTAAGTCGAATGTGGCCACATCCAGCAACGTGGTTGTTGGTGGCCCCGCCCGCGTTCGCGGCATCCATTATCTTGCGAATACAAGCCCCGGCTCTATCGTCGTAAAGGACGGTGGCTCTGGCGGCACAACTGTTCTTACGGTCGCCACCGCTGCGAATGCGTATGGCAATGTGGTGATTCCGGGTGACGGCATTCTTTGCTCGTCGAACGTGTACGCCGCGCTCACGAATGTGGTTTCGGCAACAATCATCTACGGATAAGGGGCATCATGTCCGAGATCGCCTCCATATCGCGCTACGGCAAGACTGAGCCGTTTGAGCTTCAGGTTTCTCGCGGTCAGGTCGCTTGGCACCGCCCGGTTATCGTGTTTGGATTCAATGGTGATGTTGACGCCAGCACTGAGACGATCTGGCCGGGTGGCGGGATTTTGACATATCCATCCGCCGCCATCCAGATGAAAGTAAGCTCCTCGAACGCGAATGACACAGCCGCTGGCACTGGTGCCCGTACTGTTTACATAGGCGGTCTTGACGCGAACCACAACGAGATCTCTGAGACAGTCACTCTCAGCGGGCAGACCGCTGTTACGACGACAAAATCTTACCTGCATATCAACGAGGCGTATGTCACATCTGCGGGCTCTGGCAACTCTGCCGCCGGTTCCATATACATTGGCACCGGCGTTGTTACCGCTGGTGTGCCCGCCACGGTCTATGACATCATAGCGTTCGACTACAACAGGCGAGTCACCGGCAGTTATACGATCCCCGCCGGATATACTGGCTATTTGGTTCAGGGGCTGTTCTCAACTGGTCAGGCTGGTGGCTCAAACGCCGTGACTGGTCGCCTGATGACCAGAGGGGAGAACAACATCCGGCTGACGTTTGCGGTCGTGACCCTCAACAACGGCTCTGCTGATTATAAGTTTGAGCTTCCTGCCGCAATCCCCGAGAAGACAACCGTTGAAGCTCAGGCGTTTGGCTCCTCGGAAAACAACTCCTGTTCGTCCATGTTCATCATTCTTCTGGTAAAGAACGACAATGGCTAAGACACCAGCTTGGACTCGTAAAGAGGGCAAGAACCCGAAGGGCGGTTTAAACGCCAAGGGTCGCGCATCCTACAATCGTGCAAACCCCGGAAAGCCGGGCCTCAAGCCGCCGCAGCCTGAAGGTGGACCCCGTAAGAAGTCCTTCTGCGCCCGCTCTGCTGGCCAGATGAAGATGTGGCCCAAGGCCGCGAAGGATCCAAACAGCCGCCTCCGCAAGGCGCGTAGGGCGTGGGACTGCTAATGGGCCGCACCAACGAAGCATTGTGGGCAAAAGCCAAGGCCGAAGCAAAGGCCAAGATGGGCGGCAAACACTCCGCCCGGGCGATGCAGTTGGCTGGCAAGATCTACAAGGATCGTGGCGGCGGTTACACGGGGCCGAAGACAAAGGCCCAGAAGTCCATGACGAAGTGGACGAAGGAAGAATGGGGCACGAAGAGCGGAAAGCCATCTGGCAAGACCGGAGAGCGTTACCTGCCGAAGAAGGCCCGAGAAGCCCTGTCGCCTGCGGAATATGCGGCGACAACCCGAGCAAAGCGTGCCGGGACAAAAGCTGGAAAGCAGTTCGTCGCCCAGCCGAAGAGAATCGCCAAGAAGACGGCAAGGTTCAGGTGACGGAAATGGATACAAAAGTCGAAATTTCGGTTGCCCGTATGGAAGTGCAGGTAGAGCGTCTTGAGAAAGACGTAGCAGAAGTAAAGG